TGTAAACGCGCGTGTCTTGCGCGAAACCCCCCCATGGGGTTTTTGGAAGAGATACGCAACGCATGAGCGCGCGCAGCTTTCCTTGTGGCTGCAAGCAGCAGGAATGAAAAGAATTTGGCGTAGCAGGACTGCGGGGTGAGGGCATCACAGCCTCCTGGTACGGACGCGACTAGCCGGCCATGATGGCCGCCATCTTTGTCACGCCGTATGCCACCTCGCCCACCCGCGTGGCCCCCCTGTACAGAGAGGCCGCAGCGTGTCCCACCCCGTTGGCGGACTTGTACATCCAGTTGCCGAAGCTGTCCAGATATCCAAGCACGTCGTGCAGGGTGTTCTTGGAGGGCGTGGTTGCAATCAGGGGAGTTGTGAGCCCATTGGCCGGTGTGGGCTGCCACTCATAGACAGCCACCATGCGGATCCGCACCCCCGTGCTAGCAGGGATGCCATAGACGGACACCGCCAGCGCGGTCTGCTGCGGCAGATGGGACAGGTCCACAGGCTTCTGCCAGGTGATGTCGTAGTTGTTGGGCCTCCAGATGACCTCAGCGTACCCCGCCGGCATACGCTCAACGTTCTGAAGCGTGGTGCGCAGGATGGTAGAGCTGAGGCCAGCCAGGGTCGTGTCAAACACGCGAGCATCACACTGGCCAATGCCAATGATCCCTTGCCGGGACAGCTCGGAGCCCGGGTAGAACACCTGAAGGCAGGCGGAGAGGCATCGACACGCCTCCGCACCTCCACTCAGGTAGGTCTGCCCCGGCCCGTAGCCCGTGCCCAGCGGGTAGACGGTGTTGTCAAGCACCAGGGGGACGCTGTTGAAGGCGGAGGCCACCGCCGAGGGAATGAACCCAAAGACGATGCCGGCGTCAGTAACCGAATTGCCCAGAACCACATCGTACTCGAACCGAGAAATGATCCCCCCGGATCCGTCCCCGAAGGGGCCGGAGACCAAGGGGCCATTGCACGGATCAGCCAGTAGTTGAGCATAGCGGCGCGACGCCGTGTCCAAGCCTGGGGAGCGAGGAACTCGGGTTCTCACCACCATGGCCTGGGATCTCCCCTTCTTGTTCTTCTTCTGCTGCTGAGCGTTCTTGCTCTTCTTGCTGGCCATCGTTGGATAGGTGGGTTGAAAGGCGTGATCCGACTGCCTCGGTGGCTCGACGGACTTTTCGGGGAGATTTGATTGTGCTCGAGCCTCGCCCGCGTTGTGCCCGTCACCAACGCATGCGGAGGAGGGCCTCCACTCGAAGCTGTTTTTAACGAGGTACGCTCCTCGAAACCTTTTTTGGTTTCAGTCAGACCACTCCTCCGTCTCGGGCTGCTCCTCGGTCGTCTTCTGACGCACCTGGCGCTCGCCCTGCTTGAAGAAGTCCCACTCCTCCCACTGCTCGTCCTCGTCATCCGAGTCTCGCCCCCAGAAGCCGGAGGTAGACGGGGCCTCGCTGGGCTCGTACTCCGTGGAGTCGTCGCCAGCGTAGCTCTCGTCTATCTGCCATCCCCCGGATGCAGAGAACACGGTCATGCCGGCCCGTCGCAGCCGCGGCCCAGCGGGCCGAGGCGGCTTGTCGGGAAGCCAGCGCGCGGACGGAGGCGGCCTGCCATCATTGGCCAGGGTAACCGGGTGAGTGGTGGGGCGATAGAGCCGCAAGACCATGGGCTCTCGCGCGTAGGGGCGCGAAGGCGGCCGCACGTACGGCCTCCCGATGAAGGCCAGCACGCGCTCCTCCTCCGCTGCCTCGACCTGATCGGCCCAGCTCATGGTGTAGGAGGGCCCCGCGACGGGGGCCTCCGGGTACCACAGCTGCCGCGGGTCGCGCTCCATGGCTCGCAGCAGGCCGCTCAGCGTCGCCTCGGGCTTCGGGCCAAAGACGTCGCCGTAGACGGCCCACTTCAGCTTGTCGCTGTCCGCCTCGCCGTGTCGGGCCAACACCTGCTCCAGCCGCGCCACAAGGTGCTGCCGGGCAGTGTTGAAAGCGGGCACCAGCTCGACGGGGGGAATGCCCCAGTTCATGACCGTGCTGGCCAGGCGCATCACTTCCCGCACCTCCAGCAGGTTCTTGTCCTTCTCCCACTTGACCGAGGGATACTGCATCTGGGCCAGCGAGCGGGGGAGATCGCAGCAAACCACAATGTGGCCGTCGCGCTCGTGGAAGTAGTAGCCCAGAAACAGGAAGGGCTGCTTGGTGACGGCCTCGCGAAGAGACCCGGCCGGGACCACGTAGTGGTCCTCGAGCCGGACCTTGAGGCCCATCATCCGCCCCTGATTCTTGACGTGCTCCTCCAACACCTCCCTGCTCGTCAAATCGACCCTGCCCAGCCCGCTCATGATGCGGCGCACCAGAACGTGCATAAGCAGGTCGTTCACCTTCGACTGCAGGACCATCCCACTGGCGCCGCCGTGCTTCCAACGGCGGACCACCGTGCCAGCGGTAACCACGACTCTCTCCCGTGCGATCGCAAACCACAGGTCGGCCGCCACGGGGTCCACCAGACGCAGCTCCTCGCGTAGGGCCAAGTGGATCTGCTCCGTGACCGTGGCGTGCTGCGTCAGGTCAAAGCTGCTGCAGTCCAAACTGAAGAGCACCACCTGGCCGCCCGCTCTGGCCGCCAGCCAGGTGTCGTCGCCACAGTGGACAAAGGCCTTCCCGCCCTCGTTCAGTTGCTCGTCCAGCTTGCTCACGAGCTTCTCCGCCCCCCCGCGGGTGAGCGTGATGCCCTGAGCGGAGTAGCCCTCCATGAAGATGCTGCGGGACAGCCCTTCCAAGACGCGGGACGCCACCTGCATGTTGAACACCAGGTGGCGCCCCACGACGTAGTAGAGCCGGAGGCCGAAATTCTCGATCTTGGATGAGGAGTAGTAGTCGCTCTTGGCCTTGCATTTGAGGGCCACCAGGTGGGGGTTGGCCTCCTCGGCCTCCCGCACGAAAGTCCAAATCCCTCCCTCTCGCTGGTACGCGTCCTCGAGCAGCTCGCGCATGGGCACAGCCAGTGTGGCGATCCGCTGCGGAGCGCCCTCGGTGGACCAGGTGCCACCAACGGGAAACCCGTTTTCGGCGTGGGGGTTGACTCGAGTCTGGAAGCCCTCCTCCTCCACGGGAAGCAGGGGGTAGGGGACCAACAGATCAGCCGGGAGTTCTCGCAGGGAAAGGCCGCAGCCCACCATGGCCTCAGCTGCCTCCTCTGCACTCACCGGCTTCGCGGGGATCACTCCTTTGACGGGATAGGCCTCTCGCAGGCGGCCGAAGCCCATCTGCGTCCCGCCGTCCACGAAGAAGCGGTCGCCAATCCGCTCCTCGCAGCCCTCACGCGTGAAGGCCGCCACCCCCCCCTGCTCTGGCAGGCAGGAGTACACCGCATTCAAGAACCGCTTGGCCTCCGCGGTGCGAATTCGGGGCGCCAGCCACCCCTCCTTCGCCGTCGCGAGCGCCGGGCCGAGCTTCTGCAGGACCTTGGGGTCCAGGCTCAGCTCCTTGGGCAACACCACGGTCTTGTGCAGGTCCATGTCCAACCCCGCCAACCGGGCCTGGATGAACTCAATAGAGTTCACCGAGGCCTTCTGACTGAGGAACGCATCGTAATCCTTGAACCGTATGAAGGCATCAGGGCACACTGCAAGCTCCAGCTGGGCCTTTGTCAGGGCCTGACGGTTGATTTGCATGGGGTTTGACATGAGGTGCGTGGTTGAATGTCTTGGGCGACTTTCCCGTGTCCATGCTTGGGATAAGCACATCTACTCTTAGAAGTGCCGTGGGCCAGCCCACG